GTTTCACTTTCCTTCCATTTGCCTTTCATTTTCGCTCTAGGTGTAAACGCCTAAATTGTAACGATCTTGCCACTTGCTGAATATTCTATCAGCCATTTAGAGAAAAAGATATATACTAAAAACTCCGTCTTCTTCGCTCAGAAGAGTTTAGGTGCATTTTCATAAAACACACAAAATTTTAATTTTAACTAAAGTTTTAATTTAGCGACACTTATTCCTCATCGGAAACCGCATCTACGACTTTCTTACTTGAAAGCCGGGGTAATTTCACTAACCCTATTTGAGAATTTTCTCTCTTTCGTAATCCTTCAATTAATCGATTAAGTTTTCCTTCCATTTCGACCAATTTTTCATTAACTTCTTCTTTTTGTTCAGAAAAAGTAACTGATTGAATACTTGGAACCATACTAACATAAAGAAAACCTCCAGTTGGAATCTGTGAAAGAGTTCCTAACTGAAAAGTTCCTTTAGCATTCAAATAAATTATTTGAGTTCCAATAAACTGTGCTGCACTACCCGTATTTGTGACAACTGTAGCACCAGTTGTGGCAGTTAACGTTGCTGCCGCCGGAACTTGCAATACTACTTCAAAAATATAAGTTCCACGTCTATCAACTGTTACCAAACTATTGGCATCAACAGAAAGTCCTGATGCTGAACCATCCACTACTGGAGCTGTTCCTAAAACATTTGCTGCTGTAATTGTACCTCCTGCAGTAATTCTACCTCCTGATACTGGAGTATTAGCATCTGCAGCTGGTGTGAAAAATTCCACATCATATTTAACATAAAGTTCTCCTATAACGGATGCATCTGCTTGACCTTGAGTTGCTACAAACAATGTTCCCACATCGTAAGTTTTGATATCTAAATTGGCACTCAAAGTTCCTGTCCTAATATATCTTTTCAGATATGCTTTTCTTGCTACTGGATCAGTTTTGTAAGTGAATGAAGTCCAAGGTTGCCCTCTCGTTGCTCCATCATAAGTCATAAGCTGCTGTTTAGATGCCGGAGCCAAATCCGCTGCATCATAATCCACTGCCATCATTATACTTCCAATTGAACTGGAAGCTTGTTCACTTTCAAAACAAAATTCCAAATTTTTGAATCTATATTGTTCAAAATTAGGACCAAATTGTTGTAACCAGGGAAACGTATTGTTCAAGCCTGGATTTATTGAAAAAGAATTAACTTTAAAAGCAACACTACCATTTAAATCAGTAATAAACTCTTTTTGAGATACCACAAATTTACTTTTGTTTCCAAAAGATGGTCTAGACATTTGTCTTATTTTACCAGTTGCTATAGGAGCTGAAACTGTATATTCCATCTCTCTATTCTTATTTTTCTTATTTCTTTTTCTTTTGGGTTTAGCATTTTGCCTTCCCAATTTCTGCGCCATTTTCTTAACGACTTTCTTTTCAATTTTCCTCTGTCTACGAACATTTTTACCTTTCTTCGCTTGTACAGGTACTAATTCTAACGAGCTCACTAAATCTGACATATCTCTTTTTATAGGGCTGGACCTTATTAACCCACCACTATCAGTGTAAAACCACATATATTCTTCATCTGTCAAAATTTGAGCTTTCGCCATCAACCAGGATTTTTCTTTTTGCAAAACCATATCATATTCTCTAATAATATAGTTGGCCATTTCTCGACATAATTTTCTCATTTGTCTATCAGGCCAGCAAACTCTTAACATAGCACCAACTCGAACAAGAGTATTTGCAATATCTCCTGGATGACTGGT